ATCTTTTTACTATGCCCAAGAAAGTATTTTAGCTATGGCAACATTGCTGATACTTATTATTGGTTATTCCTATGTTGTGTATAATAATTATAAGATTTGGAAAAGTTAGTAACCACTAATAAACTGCATAAGCTATGGCACGTAATACTCTGTTAATAGTCCTAAGCTTCCCTGTATGGCTGGTTGGTCTTTTGCTAGCTGTCTACGTAGGCATTGTGTGGTTGATTACAGGTAAAGATGTCCACGTTCTCAACTGGTTGATTTCACTCGATCAGCTTGGTAATACATTAGCCTTCGGAAATCCTGATGAGACCATTAGTTCACGAGCAGGTCGTTGTGCCGAGAAGGGTGGTAACAGACCATGTTATTGGTTATGTAGATTATTACATATAGTAGATAAAAACCATTGCGAGAAAAGTATTGGGGTTTAATCAGTGAAAAATAACTAAATATTTGACAAAACATAAACTATCCGTATATAATAATACATATGAATAAATTAATTAACTTAACTAAAGGAAACTCTCAATGAGCAATTCTATGACTACAGAAGAAGCTGTAATGGCTAATCGCTATAAAGAGCAATTTGACGCATTAAATCGTCTAATGGAAGATAAAGATTTCAAGGAAGTAATTATTGAAGGATACTTCAAGGATGAAGCAATTAGATTAACTGGCTTACTGGCACATGATGAAATTCGTAGACAAAATCTACGTCCTGCAATCATGGAACAATTAGTGGCTATTTCTAATTTGCAGGATTACTTCCGTACTATTACTAATATGGTAGCCCCTGAATTTGATGATGAAGATGAATAAGGGAGCTAACATATTATGAATGATGAAGCACTATATAGCATGAGCGATGAAGAACTGGAACAAGCCTTTCTTGAAGCTAAAGGAAATAGCTATGAAGAGGAAGTTCAGGAAGATTCTGTAGAACAGATTGAAGAAGAGCAACTTGATATTCAAGACTCTATTGAGGAAGAAGTAGCCGAAGAAACTGAGGTTGATAACGAAGAAGCTTCGACTGAAGAAGTAGCAGCTACTCCCCAACAGGAAGTTAAAGAATTACGAAAGATTAAGGTTAAAGCTAATGGCAGAGAAACAGAACTAACGGAAGATGAAGTATTTGCACAATTTGGTACTCTATATGGCAAAGCCCATGACTACACCAAAAAGATGCAAGCCATCAAACCGTGGCGTAAAACTATTGATGCCATTGAGCAAGCCAAACTCAATCATGAAGATGTAAGTCTGATGATTGATGCGTTGAAAGGTGATAAGGATGCTATTGCAGCAGTGTTGAAAAGAACAGGCGTAGATACCCTCGAATTAGATACTGAGAATAGTCAATATCAACCAAAGAATTATGGTAGAGACGAACGAGTGATGGACATTGAGGAGGTCATTGAAGAGATCAGTCAAGACCCTGAATATGCAACCACACACAAAGTACTCTCAAAGGACTGGGATAATAACTCATTAGCTAAAATGACAGATGACCCTAATATGATTAGACTGCTTCATATGGATGTGAAGGACGGTACTTATGATAGGGTTCGGGCAGTAGCAGATAAGTTAAAAATGTTTGATACNACAACTCGTACTGATTTGGAATACTACGCACTTGCTGCGGTACAGAGTTGGCAGAAAAGAATGAAAGACAACAAGTTCAAACTCAACAACAAGTTAAAACTAGTGATCTTGCCCAAAAGGTTGCTGCAATTAGACAACAAGAAACAAAAAGAGTAACTACAAATAATGCTGCAACCAAACGTAAAGCAGCAGCCCCGACTAAAACAGGTTCAAGTAAACCTGCTGGGGTTATTGATTACTTAGATGATTCAGATGAAGCTTTTGATGATTGGTTTAGTAACCTACAAAAGCAAATATAAAAATTAGGAGATAAAAAATGGCTACTCAAATTTATGGTAATGGTACTACCACCGCGTCAGCGGGTCAGAATACTATTGTACACTACTACGACCGAGCTGGTATTAAAGCAGCTAACGCAGTAAACGTATATCAACAATTTGCTTCTCGTAAGGAAATGCCTACTAACATGGGTAAGACTTTCAAGATTAGTAAATTCCTCCACATGTATGACCGTAAGCAGTTTGACACCAATGGTGATATTACTGCTGACTTCGCTAAATATGGTTACATGACTGCTCGTACTCTTGCTAACGTGAACGCTACTATTTTAGCTGCTGCGTTAGGTGAAGGTGCTGGTGCTGTTAACCAGCGCAGTATTGAAAAGATTACTGTAGAAGGTTCATTTGCTCGCTATGGTGAGATGATTGAATATTCTGATGAAGTTGATCTTTTCTCAGAAGATATGATTCAGACTCGTTATCGTATGGAACTTGGCGAAAATGCTAACCGTATTAATGAAGATTTGATTCAGCGTGATATGTTGGCAACTGGTACTGTAGTGAATGCTGGTGCTGCTACTTCTGTAGCTACCATTGGTACTGGCTCGCTTGCTAACGGCTCTACTGACTCTGTTAACGTAGCTAACTATGATCTGATGCGTCGTGCAGTTGCTAAGCTTGTACGTAACCGTGCTAAGCGTAACACCACAGTTGTAACTGGTTCAACTAAGATTGATACTAAGCCAATTCCACGTGCGTTCTACGCAATTATTCCTGCGCAGGTTAAGTTCGATCTTGAGAACCAAACTCGTGGTAATACCTACGAGCGTGAATTTGCTTATGTGCCTGTACAGAAGTATGCGGATGCAAGTAACTTAGCAGAAGGTGAAGTTGGCGCTATGTATGAAGTACGCTTCATTGAAGCAGAAAGTGCGCTAGTACAACGTGGTGCTGGTGCAGCAATTCCTGCATCATATGTAGGTACACTAGCGTATACTGTCTTTGCAACTGATGCTGATGCAATTGCTGTACGTGGTGTTGGTGCGGTAGCTGGTTCATATTTCGATGTGTTCCCAATCCTGTTCCCAACTCAAGACGCATTCGCAACTGTTGGCTTAAAGGGTAACAACAAGATTGTGTTTAACTCTAAATCTCCTGCAGATGTAGATCTGACCAATCCATACGGAACTAAGGGATTTTTCAGCTACAATTTTTGGTACGCGTCCTTGCTACTGTCTGAGGAAACACTGCTCAGAGTGAACGTAGCAGCTTCTCAATAATCCAACTAGATAGTACCAACTAAAAATTGGTACTAATTTTAATGCCTCATTCGAGGCATTTTATTTGCTTATTACAAAATCTTCCTGTATACTTACGCAAGTAAACCAAGAAGAGAACAAAATGCAATACCATTACACATATAGAATTACAAATAAAACAACCCAAATGTTTTACATAGGAAGTAGAACATGTAACATCGAACCAGTAGGGGATATTGGGATTAAATATTTTACTTCCTCTAGTAACAAAGAATTTAAAACAGATTTTAAAGCTAATCCGTATAGCTACACTATTGAAGTATTGGAAGTTTTTAATAACAGAGAAGATGCAACAGCATATGAGATTGAGTTACATAACAAATATGAAGTAACAACTAATGCCATGAGCTATAACTTATCTAAGCAGACTTCTACAGGGTGGTCTACATTAGGTTATGAAATGCCAAAAGAAGCAAGAGAAAAAATCTCAAAAGGATTAAAAGGTAAACCTAAAACAGAACAAGCTAAGGCCAATATGAGAAAAGCTAGGTTAGACAATCCATTATCAGAAGAGGCTATTGAGTCGATTAGACAATCAAAAATAGGGGTAAAAAGGCCACAACATGTTATTGATAAATTGGTAGAAACACATACTGGAAAAATTATGTCAAAAGAAACCTGTGAAAAAATATCTATAGCCCACACAGGTAAAGTGCTGTCAGAAGAAACTAAACAAAAAATTAGTGATGCTAAGAGTGGGGTTAACCATCCATACTACGGAAAAATTTTAAGTGAAGAGCACAAAGAAAAAATAAGTAAATCATTAAAGAATATAGGCGGGTCTTTTAATGGTAAGCACCACACTGAAGAAACCAAAGAAAAAATACGCCAAGCAAAATTAGGTAAAAAAGCTAGTGAAGAGGCTAAAGAAAAAATGAGGCAGACCAAAGCAATTAATAAAATTACTGGACTAGATCACTTCTTAACATTGCCGGTAGACATATACAACTACAAAACCAAAGAACTAATTGCAAAAAATGTAAGTGCAAAGGAATGGAGCTTAATAAATAAGTATGATGTGTCTGCAATCAGAAAAACTGCTAAAGCAGATAGATCAAAAGTGCATCATTGGAAAGATAATCCACACCATACAAAAGGGGTTTACGCAACATATGCTCTCGCATAGCCTTTACACACAAACCATTATTGTGTATAATACAGACTGAACTTAAACAATTTTTAACTAAATAACCAATAGGATTTAGACAACATGGCAAAATCACTTGTAAGCTTGAAAGAAGAAGCTACTGAATTGAACATTGTATTTGATGAAAATATCAAAGCAACAGAATTACAAAAACTAATTGACGAGCATTATGCGTCAGTAGCTAGTGAAGAAATTAAAGAAGAAGAAAACTTTAAAGATTCATATGAGAAAGATAAAGCTAACTTACCTCAGACTATGAGACGAATCTCGAAAGCTGCTGAAGCAGAAGTTCGTAAGACTAAAGTAGTTATTGTTACTGATAATGACAGTCGAGTTAATAATAAGACGACTGTGGCTAGAGCTACATGTGCCAATGCGTACTTCGATTTGGGTGATATTGATATTCCACTTAATGAGCCAGTAGAGATTATGGTAGGTCATTTTAACTCGTTGCGTGAAAGAATTATCCCAGCACATATTGCTGATGGTAAAGGTAATAGCGCAGCAATTAATCGTGCTCGATACAATATTCAAATTATAAAAGACTGATATGAATACTTGTGGAGTTAATAGACTCAAATTAACACCGAATGTTGATAATGAGTTTATATTTACTATTAAAGAAAATGGTAAAGTAACTCCTATGCCTATTAGTGTAAGTGGATCACCTATTGAATTATTGAGTAAGGAATATATTCAAAGCTCAGTTAGAACAGCTTCTTCGCAACCTGTTGAAGAAGTAAACAAAATAGTTGAGATAGGTTTTCCATATGCGTTTGTACTAGGGCAGAGTAACGTAACAAAGTCCGATACTCCTCCCACTGCTGGTAGTAGTGGAGTATTGTGGCAGAATACAGCAAATAGCACATTGTATAAATACGGTGGTGCTCACCCTTATAACGCTAATGATTGGGCTGTTGTAGCTGAAAAAATTACATTAGGTAGCAATGAATTAATAATTAATTTATCGTATGCAATTGATATTCAAGAATTACCTATACTGAATAAGATAAAAAATTGGGCTGTGGCACTAGGGTACACTTGCAAAATATCTAGTAATAAATTATTAATTGAAAAAAATAATGATTTTACTTATACTTTTACTAGTGGCTTGAGTGGCAGGGTATCACAAGAGTATGTAAAAGGTAACGTAGGAACTAATACTCAATATACTATGGTAGATACCATAAATGAGATAAACTTAAACTTTATACCCGCTACATTAAATTCAAATATACTAGTTAGGTTTAGTTTTCCTGTCATAGTTAATGGGGCAAGTTCTGCTGTATCTTCATATACGATTGTGAAAGGAAGTAGTGGTTACCCAGGATACCTTACTATTAAAATGCTAGGAAGTACTACAGCACAAGAAACTATTAGTAAACTTAAAATAATATTTACTGCTAATTCGGCAGGTACAGACTCCTTCGTATTTAAGTTTATTAGATTAAGTAATAATGAAACAGTTGACCTAATTAAAGTACCTCAGATATTTGATGCAGCTAATGGAAAAGTAAAATTAGTTATTGAAACTAATGAAGTTAATGCTATGATTAGTTTGTTAGGTGAGGAAGTTGATAGGTACTATTTGAAATATGTGTATAGGTTATTGCTTGAAGCAGAAACTGCTATCAACGGTAGCTTTATAGCAGAAATTAGGAAGGTGGCAATTGGCTAGTACTGAATGTGAATTAGATTATACTAAAAAAGAATATGCCATTGTAGGTGATGATGTATTCTTTAGTTTGGATAATTCTGGTGGAATGCCGCCTTGGTTAGAAGAGTATATTAAAAACCTGACTTATAGAAGTATATATGAATTATATAATGGGTATGAAGGTGGGTTATGGGATGCTCTCGGATTAGGTAATATACTTGCTCCGGGGTTCAATATATTTGATTTGAGCGCAAATTTATTAAATGCACTGAGAAACTTAGAAGTTGCTAAGAATGACTATAAGTTTTATGTAGATAAGAAAATTACTGATGATATGGCTTATGTTGCTACATTAGAAACTCTGAATGCTAGTATCGGTAGTAATGACGCTACTATTAAAAATTTACAATTAACATATGCGGATAGTTTTTCGGCAGTGGCTTCTCAAATATCTCTGCTAACAGCTACTACAGCTACGTCTAATGCTGAAATAGCCAACATAAGGACTGCAGCAGCGACGCAGACTGGGGCACTAGCGCAGCGTATTGATTCGCTAATTACTAGCTATACTGATCAAGATAGTAAACTTACCGCAACAGCAACAGCGGTACAGAGTTTGGAAACGTTCACAGGGGTAATAGATGGCAAAGTAACATCACATTCCCAGTACATAACTACGTTAAATGCTACAGTAAATGACCATAATAACAGACTTAATGCAACATCAACAGCAATACAGCAGCTAGAAACTACTTCTACTAAACAAGGTAATGATATACTTTCACAAGGTACATCTATAACCGCATTAGATGCAGCAGTAACTGACGAAAATGGCATTAAACTGGCAGGAAGTGGTAACACTACGGGACAAGTAGTAAAGACTGCAGTAAATACTGCTACAGGGCAGATACAGACGTACTCTCTGTACAGTAATACTAATCAAATTGATATTAATGGCGTCAGATATTTAGATGGGTTTGGTATGTATTCTGGTGTACATGGGGATAATGGTTTTGTATATGATTCCGAATTTTGGGTTGCGGCAGACAAGTTTAAAATATACCCAAGGAGTGCTTTAGATAATGCAGTCACAGAATCTGTTACTGTATATAATCCAAAAACTAAACAGAATGAAATTAAAAAACTAATTAAGTCAATACCTAATGCCGTGTCTATATTTTCAGTTGATACTGTAAATAGGCGAGTAGAGATTAATGGTGATTTAGTTGTAAATGGTACTATCACCACTAATAAAATAGGAAGTGGGGCAGTATCTGCTACAGAGCAGGCAGAAGGACAAGACACTATATATATTTCAGTGTACTTACCAGAACCCGGAGATGTTACAGTGTTTTATACCGCTAACATGACCACTGCTGTACAAGGCGCTACTATGTATATGAATAAAGATAATAGTAATTGGTCGGGATTTTTTGTAATGGATTCTGGTAATGCAGTTTCAGTAACACGCCCTTTTGTATATAAAAATTTAAGCGCTGGTTGGCATAGTTGGGGGTTTCATGACCCTACAAACGCGATGATACTGCATTTATATGCGTTGAGGTTAGTGCGATGATAAAATACTATGGATATGATAATGAAGGTAGAATAGTAATAACTGGAGAAACCGCATCAAAAGAAGCATTCGACAAAAACATTAAGTTATATACTGGCGTAACTTTCAAAACAACATCTGCAGATGTAACTATTAGTACCCATTACTACGATGTTATTAATAATGTACTTGATAAGTTACCAATTAAACCTAATGAGGTAGCTAAGTTTAATTACGCTACTAAAAATTGGGATACCAACAGTAACGAGCTAGCTATTAGTGGCAGAAAAAAAGAATACCCATCAGTAGCCCAGCAATTAGATATGCTATACCATGCAATGAAAAATGGAGATATTCCAATTGCTCAGGCATGGGTAGATAAAATAGATGAAGTAAAAAATAAATATCCAAAGGAAATAGATAATGGCTAATAGTATACCAATTACTGATTTAACTAATGGTTCAGTAATCGCTAAGGAATGGGTAGGTACTGGAGTATTTGATGTACTTTTAGGCACTATGAATAAAAATATTGAACTACAATATACACAAGGCAGGATAGTAGGTAAAGACTACGCAGATGTGTACTTGAGTGGGTTACAAGCTACGTTACAGCAGTCAATAGAGTTTTTGTTGAAAAAAGATTTGGTTTATTGGCAAATTGAAGTTGCTCAAAAAGAATTAGAGATAAAACAATTAGAAGTTGGAATTCGAGAACAAGAATTAGAATTAGCTAAACAAGAATTGGAACTGAAGTATGCTGAAAGAACATTCAGGGATAAAGAAACTGCTAAGTTAGGATTAGACAACGTAATGAAGCAATCAGAAGAAGCTAGATTAGCAGATCCACTGTTTGTGTATAAACCTAGATATTTGAGGACAATATAATGGCTGTAATAGCAATTAATGAAGATTTGGATGTAATTAATAAGTACGTAACTCTACTAGATGAAACAATGGGTGTGGATAGTATCTACATCCGCACTAAAGAGACGCTAACGGACTTAATTAGTAAGGGGGATATGAGTAGTGCTGATAGTGCTAAAGTCATCTCAGAAGTCCTTGGAAGTTTAAATACCAGCTTAGTTAATGCGACAATGAGTACTGCGCTGGAATGGGCTAAATCTGAAAAGGGAATTGAATTGCAGCTCGAAGAGTTGAAATACCAAGTAGATATTTTGGAACAGAAAAAGTTAATGGATATAGCTACTACCAATAAAATAAACGCAGAAATTGGTTGTTGTACTACTCAATCCACTAAGTTGTATGGTCCGGGGGGTAAGACTGATAAAGAAATTGAATTAATGAGTCAGCAAATACTTACTGCGCAAGAAGAAACTAAAATGATAGCTAGTAAGGTTAAAGAATCTCAGGCTAGTGTGTACAAGTTAGTTGCTGATACAATGGCCAATTTTGGTACTGCTAGTTATTCGATTAGTGAAGGTGGTGTTGGTGGTAGTGTAGGGATTGGTGCTGGTGCATTAGGTACTAGTCAGATTACTATTGCTACTAAGCAGGCTGCTGGGTATGCGTACAATGCGTGGGCTAATGCTTCACAAGCGTTGTCCAGTGTCGTAGCTATGCAGATGACTGAAGGCGCTACTACGAGTAATATTGGCGATCTGCTTGCATTAACATCAAAGTTGTCAAGTGCAGCAGTGTAATGAAAAAGAAACTATTCGACCCTATTAGTTGGTACATGAAAGGAGCGCTTGGTGAAAAAAGATTCATTGATCGCTTTGTACGATACTGGGGAGAAGTTGACATTGGTGGAATAAAAGCACTAGAAGGCAGGTGCTACTATTTGAGCAATGGGTACAGAGCGTATCATTTAAAAGATAGTACTACCGCATGTGATTTTAGCAGTGCTCCTGGAGATATGCCACTAAATTGTCATAGAGAAAGAAAGCTATTTGAACATTTAGGTGCTTGGGAAGGTGTCAGAGATGCTGATAAGAAAGGCATGGATGAAGGTTGGTTATTTATGAATCCTGCTAAAGCAATTGATTTGCAGGATGATAGAGTAGTAGCTAATATGAATGTGTTTGCTAATCTAATTAAGGATAAAAATAATCGAATTGAGCTGACTATGCTGATACCTAAAGGAGCTAACTTTGTCGATGGCACAGTCTATGAACCTACTGACGCTTTAACCATACCGGGAACCAGTAATAAACAGATTGTGGAGGAAGAAGTATTTGCGCTTGATGCAGATGGAAATATTGTCCAAGAAGAATTATTCATTACTAATCCGGATGGAAGTAAGAAAAGCTATGAGCCAAAAAGGTATCAAGATAAAAAGGTAATTGAGAAAGTACCATCGTATGTGGAAGCCAAGAACTACCTAAGAGCTAACTTTGCTGATATTTGGGCTAACCGAATGGTAATGGGGGAAAGGCTTGATAGAGTATACAAAGATCAGGCAACCGAAAATAAGCTAAAAGCATTCGATAAAGATCCATTTGAAGAATTACTGGCTAGGCATTCTGTATTCTTATTAGATAATGCAAATGTAAGAATTACTGATATTGGTAATAGAGTATTGTCGTATGAGGCTCCAGCACCAGTAAATGAGAATGGGTTTGTACGCCCAATATATGAATTCATTGGAGGTGGTTCAGCAATACTTACAGATAATAGTAATTTAAGGTATTCATTACCTGCGTATACTATACGAATGGTAATTAAGTTGCCAAATGAATTACCTGTTAGTAGTGGCATAGGTAAACAGATTGGTGATGACTGCAAAGTTGATTACATGGATTCTTATAGAGATACTGCAGGGGAAGGGCGTAGCTACGAATTGGCTGCATTTAACTTAGATGGAAGATTGAGTGGGTTCCATACTAAAAGAAGTTTAAGTACTTACTATTGGACACCAGATTTAACAAATCAAAACGTATTGTCAGATGTGTACAGTAATTGGCAAATGGATATTGACCCTACATGGTGGATTGCTGATAGTAATGGATATATGCACTTAAAAACTGAAGTATTAACTACTAATAAATATATTAAGAAAAGAAAGAAAAGAATAGAGCTAATTCAATTACTGGTGGATTCTGATTACTCAAAGGAAAAAGGCAATGTATTTGTGCAAATAGCAGTTATATTAGCAGCAATTGCAATCGCAGTAGTATCTGGTGGTACATTGACAGCGGCAGCAGGACTCGCAATGATGGGTGCTGTGGCAGCATCAATAGGTATATTTAGTTTAGTATTATCATTAGCCGCATTTGCGTTAGACGCATTAGGTATGTATGGTGATGCTGCTTGGATTAATAAATTCAACAAAACTATTCAGCCATTAGTTATAGTAGCAAGCTTGTTTGTAGCTGTAAAAGGAATACTGGTAATGCTTGAAAAAGGATTAATGACTGTAGCTACAATGTCAGTAGAGCAATTAACAAATAACTTGATAGATTGGGTTAAAGATAAATTTATTAACATTAGTTTTGGTGATGTAGTAAAAATATTGAATAAGGGTATGGATATGTACTCTAGTAATCAGTTAAAGTCGATGCAGGAGTCGGTTAATGCAAAGCAAGCTGAATATGAAAAAACTATGCAGACTAAAGAGAGTAGTAAGTATAATGATTTAAACAAAGAGATAGCTAATATGATGATGAATCCATTAGCTATGCTGGGAAGTGATTATGTGTATGATACTCCATATGAACCAATTTATAGCGAATATCATAGTGGGTGTTCATGTCGAACGACAGTATTGGCATTGATGAATGATGGTGCTAGAACTTACGTTGAAAATATAGTATAATAGTTATTAATTGAAATAATAAATAGAGAATACAAATATGAGTTACGGTGATGATGATGGACTTTTAGATGTCAATAGCTTAATTAGATCAAAAAAAGGCGGTGCAGGACTAGGAAATTTCTTTGCCAATAGCGGACAAACTACAGGCAAACTAGCAGACATAGCTGCCGATGACGCAAACGTATTTGGCGGTAACTCAAGTGATTATTTAAGTGCTATGAGGCTAAGTGGGACAAAACCTACAGAAATGTCAGGGTTAGATAAACTATTCGGTACTGATAACGGTAGAGCTATGGTGAATGCTGGATTAGGAGTTGGTCAATTAGGTCTGGGGTTAGCTAGTTACCTAAGTAATGCTAAGATGCTAAAGAAGCAAGGCGCATTGATGGATCAGCAATTAGCTAATAATACTAAAGAAATGGCTAGACGAGATGGCGCATTAAGTGCGTTTGACAAAGGCGTGAATGACTACAGAAATAACAATGGTGCTGTAGTAGCATAACTAATAAGGTAGCGCAAATGGCAGGTTCAAGATTAGATTTTAGTACTGGTGCGATAATTAATCCATTCTCACAAACGCAGAGTGCGTTGGAGAGTATTAGTAATACTATTGGTAGTATATCAAAGCAATATTTAGATAAGCAGCAACACGAAGAGCGTATGGCTGAAAGTAAAGCTGCACGAGAAGAATCTAATAATAGATTTGCTCAAGAGATGGCTGCGAATAGAGACAAGTTTGAGTATAGTAAAAGTCAAGATGCTATTGCCGCTGGCAGACAAAAAGTATTAGATGATAGAGCTAACACGGCACGAGACGCATTAAGCGAAATTGGTACTCGGATGACTGAAGCAGCGGCTAAAGCTACAATAGCTGCTGTACCAGAAAAAGCTAAAGAAGTAGCTGACATTCATAGTGGTATACTAAGAGATACGTTTGCTACCAAGCAAAAATTGTATGAGGATGGTGGGGATAAAGCTAATGCAGCTCGTATGCGAGATACCCTAAAGGCATTTGATACATTAGGGTTAGAGAAGCAACAAGAAACTAATTTAGCCAACAATCCAACTGAGTTGGTTAATAGTTTAGCTAAAAGCTCAATTGATAGTGATAAATTGAAAGGGGAGCTATACCAATATTTAATTAGTAAAGGTGCTAAAGGTTCTGATGCAATAGAAGCTATTAATTTATATGATCGTGCTTCAGGCGCAGTAACTCCTGAAGAAAGAATTGCTATTAGAAAAAATGAATTAGATACGAGTAAAGCACTTCGAGAAGCTGGTATTGCATTAGGTGATATAGGACCTCAAAGATATGGTACTAGTAATCAAAAAAACGCTGGTAGTGGCGGAGTTGTAGAAAATTTGCACTCTGGATGGACTGGAACTAATAGCGGTGATAAAGCGTTATATAATGATACTATGGAAAAAGTTAGACTCGATAACCCAAACGCAACACCGGAACAGATTAAAGGAGCTGTCGATAGAGCTGTGCAGGCTAATTCGAGGCAGTATGGTGAAGGAGATTGGCGAATAACCGCTAGCCCTGAAAATTTGTTAGCAAGCAGTCAGCAGTACATAGTTACTGGTACTAGCAACAATGGATTAGCCCCAGAACAAAAAGAAAGACAAAAAAGAGCTGAGGAATTAATTGAGCAGTCAGTAAAAGGACTACGCGCTAGTACTGTAGGATTGACTAAAGATCAAAAAGCTGAAGTTGAAAAAGGGTTACTAGTTGAAAAATTATTAGAGCAATTTCCGTCAGGAATAGATGTATTAAACGCTGATCTAAAAAGCAATACAGAATTACCTGCTATGATTAAAGAAGAAGAAGAAGAAAAAAATCAAAGCAAAGGAGATATAAACACTGTTACTGGTAGTAATTTAGTAAAAAAATTTATAGAAACTGATAAAGTACAGCCTGAACAAGTTAAAGCGTATACTGATGAGCTTATAAAAAAAGGAGCTGATCCAAAAGTGGCAGCAGCCACAGCAGAAAACGCAATAAAAAATAATAATGTAAATTCTTTACTAGCACTAAATCCGGAGTATAAAAATACTAGTTGGTTAGATAGGTTAATCATGAAATCTAACATGGAGTCTAAGAGGGCTGAAACTTTAGTACAAGCTCGTAATAATGGTGCTGATAATGAAGTAGCGTGGGAATTAGCAGTTAAAGACCCTGCAGTAATAACTTTGACTAATAAACTAAACAAAGCTAAAGAGATGGCAGATGAAGCAAATTTCGTGAGAAGTTTACAAAACATGCCCTCTGATGTTACTAGAGAATTATTACTTGGAAGATCAAATACGGAAAATAAGAAATGACAGGTTATAATGCACAGCATGAAGGTAGCGTAAGGAATTATGCTAATTTGCTTGGGATAAGTCCGGCATTAGCATTGAATGTTATGCGGATGGAAAGTAGAGGCGATGCTACTGCTCAACCAATAGGAAAAAATGGCAAACCATTATCCAGTGCTCATGGATTGTTTCAGATGCTTGACCCAACTTGGAAAGAGCAAGGTGGTACTGCAGCTAATAGAAATGACCCAGAGACTCAAGCAAGGCTAGGTGTGCAATACCTAACTAAGAGTAGAGACTACCTGAAGAAGAACTTAGGTAGAGATGTACAAGACTATGAAGTGTACATGGGGCATCTGTTAGGACCTCATGGAGCTAAGACGTTACTAAGTGCTGACCCGAATGGTAAATTATCGGATACGGTTAGTAAGTTCAGTAAAAATCCGAATGCGGTGATATTAAATAACGGCATGAATGCTGATATGACTAATGCCCAAGCTGCCCAGTTTTGGAGTCAGCGGTATGATAAAGTGGCAGGTGGTCGTCCGGCTAGAATACCCGAAACTACTGCATTAGCTCCAAAACCAATACCACAAACTCCGGTAGTACAGCCTACACCACAAGCTCAAGCAGTGCCACAGAATGTGATTGAGGTTGCTCAAGCTAGTGCTGCTCCAGTATTGCCAAGTAGTAATGGGTTGGCTGCTTCATTAGTTAATGAAAGACAATCGATAGTAGATAAAAAAGCACTGCAAGATGCGTATCTGAGTGGTAAAGAAGCTGCTGAAGAAAAAGTACAGGATACTAGCCCGATTAATATGGATGGGTTAGCTAAGTCACTAAGTTACATGAAAGATTATAGTGAGTATGCTACTCCAACTAATATTGGTAAGGCTAAAGGCAATAGTCGATTAAAATTTAACTAGAGAAGTTAGTGGGATGTACCCTCAGCATAAAGAGAACTATACAGAGTAAATAACCTTTCACTAAAATCAAAAATTTGGTATAATTAGTTAATTATACTGATTAGAGATACCTACACCAATGGCATTAGAATACGCAACAGCAGCAGAAGTATTTACCAGTTCTGGGCAAGCATCAATAGCAGAAGAAAAACATAAGCTATTAGAAGCAAACAAAGCTGAGAAAGAAAGTAGAATTGGTAGTAGAAATGTTAAGAATGGAGCTAATCTCGATGATTCAGTAACTGTGCTGGAAGACGGTACGGTTGAATCGAATAAAAATAAGATGTGGAATAAAATGTCAAGCGCTGAATATCAGTCAACGTTTGGTGTTGGTGTGCGTGATTATCATTTGATACCTGATGAGAAAGGTGGGTTGAAGTATGCCAATAGTGGTGAACACTATGATGGTAAAACTGAATATGCTTATATGGGCTATGGTAAAGAAAGTCCAGACGTATTCAAGTTTGGTATCGCTAGAGGTGATAAGCCGGTAGAAGCTAGATATGATCCGGCTAGGGGTGGATGGGCTAGTGGACCAGAAGGAATAGATAATACTAATATGCAAGGGTTCTTGTTACCTGCGCAAGTAGCAATAACATTGGAAGCATTAGGTCATGGTAGACAAGAAGCGTTAGATAATAGAGCAGCTAAATCTGGAGACCCTACTGGTAAAAGTAGATTTGGTAGTGGTTACACAGAATACTACAATAAGGATAGCGGGTTTTTTGGTGACAGTAGAGATGATGCACAAGTTGATCAAAATGCGATTGCTGCTACGCTGAAAGGATATATTGCACAAGCCCAAGAAATTAATCCGAGAATGGGTATCGTAGATAAGCAAGCTTACTATGATAAGCTGCAAGAAATACAAAAAGCAAAAGAAGCTCAGAATATGGGCTTGGTTGATAGAGTAGCTAATACGGCTAAAGGATTTGCTAAAGGGGTAGTACAGAACTTAGTAGTTGATACTGCAGATATGGCAGGAGAGATTCTCGATAGAACTACTGACGGAGCTGTTGGTTGGGACTTGGGAGATCGTCAGAAAAAGTCTCGTGATGTAAGTAATTGGTTGGGTTATAACGAAAAAGTAGCTGAACAAGCTATGGAGATAGTGCATAAAGAAGTAGGTAGTGCTTTTGATGCAGCGTTCGATGATAAGAAAGATGTTGATTGGGCTGGCGTTAGAAAAGGCTTAAAGGCAGCATTTACGAGTCCGGAAAGCATTGCTGAATCGTTAGGTTATGTGGCTTCTATGCTGGTAGGATTTGGCAAGACTGCCGCATCAAAAGCTGCGGGCATGGCTATGGCTGCTGATAAGTTAACAGAAGCAGCTACGGTAGCTAATGCAGCAGGTAAGGCGGAAGAAGTAGCTAAGATTAGTGGGGACTTGGCTAAGGTTACACAGCAGCAAAAAATATTTACTAAACAGGCTAACATTGGTACTGCGATTGGGGTGGTTGGTGTAACTAACATATCAGCAGGTGAGGTGAATGACCAGATAGATGAATATAAGAAAAATAATAATGGTGAATCTCCGGCTACTGGTGAGATATTATTTAGGATGATGCCGATTGCTGTAGCTAGCTCATACTTGGATAGAATGGCATTAGATGCAACATTATCAGGTGGTAAGCAAGCTATTAAGGCAGTGACAGAAGGGCTGCCAGTCGGTGATAAGAAAATGCTTTTGGCAAAAGGTATTATGGGTGCTGCTTCATTAGCTAAGGCTGGTAGTATTGAGGCTGGTCAAGAATATGTGCAGACAATGGCAGAGATATTCAACGAACAGTATGATACTGCTAAATGGGGTACTAATATTGGTAACATAGTTACTAATAGGGATAACATCGTAGAATCATTGACAGGTGCTACAATGGGCTTTGCAATGGGTACTCAGTTGAGAGGGGCAGCGATGGTAGCTCATAATGCTGGTCCAGTGCTGGGTGCTGTTGGGAGTGGTTTAGGTGCAATGACAGACGCTATCGGCGATGCTATGCCTGTTTCAAATGAGGTAAGAGACGCAGTAGCGAGTGAAGCAGAAACAGAGAAGGTAGCTGAAGCTAGCAGTATTAAGGATAGTACATTAGTTACTGCATATAATAGGTTTAGGGGTAGCGTCGATTCACAGATTGTGGCAATGAAAATAGCACATGCTGGCTTAGATCCTAGCAAGGCAACTGCAGAGGATATTGCAGGTATTCGTAATGATCCTCAACACGCTGAACATGTATCGACAGGGATCATTAATTCACTGCTACAAAGAGAAGGTAGATCCGATAATCCAGATATGGGAGTAACTAATCTGTTGAAGGGTATGGAGGCTAGTGGTGATACTAAAACTGCTGCTGCGCTGAGAGATGGTATATCCAAGTTACGTGGGTTGAGTATCGAAGAAACCAAAAAAATATATGGTAGTGATAGGGATTTCTTAGACTTGATGTACAGTATGGGTAGTAATAACCAGACACTATCAGATGATGATATTAGTGGTATGGTTGCTAATGCTAAACAGGTTTACGGGGATACAATTACCGAAGAGAAAGTAAAAGAATTACTTGAAGCCAGTAAGGTCGAGAACATAATTTATGATCGTCTTGGGTATACAGGTAAGTCTCAAGGGGAAGTTGGTCAGGACGTTATTGGTGGTAAGAGTTCAAAGTATAAAGGATTCCAAATACACTATAGAGAAGCTGTCACTGCTAGGGCATTAGGCGATACTAAAGCTGCTGAAAAAGCTACTACCGCACTACAAAATTTAATTAATAATCAAAATAATAAATATACAGCAATAAATACTCAAGTTGAGAAGTTGACTGAGAAATTTAATAATGAGGTAAATGCACTAATACCCGGCTTGACGCAAAAAGCTATAAATAATGGTAGTACATTAAGTGTTCAAGATGCAGAAGCAGAAGCTCGCACAATTGTAGCTGGAAGGGGGGCTTGGGATAATACAGCTACCACTAAAGTAGCGTACCCCGGAGATCCAAAACATAGCTTTGCTATTAAGCATAGTGATATTGCTACTGGAAATGTGTTTGGCGTTAATGGCTTCCTCAAAACTGTGCTAAAAGAAGCAACAATAGGTAAGGAGTTATTAGAAGCGTATGCCACAGGGATTACTGCTGCCGATATGAGCAGTACTAGCGAGACAGTTAATCCAACTACAGTTAATCCAACTACAGTTAATCCAACTACAGTTAATCCAACTACAGTGGTAGAACCAGTAGCTCAAGAATATGATACTGAAGAAGAGCAAGAACAGAATGTATATCAGCAAGAGCTGGATGAAACTGGTTTTGATGAAGATACTCGTTTTGGTATGACTGATGAAGAATTGGCAAGCCTTGCAGGACAGGATAGGGGTGGTAGTACTGATTCTGATGAAGAAGCTTCTGCTATTAATACAGCTATTGCAGATAGGAATAAAAAGTTTACAGAAAATCGTAATATAATCAAGCAAATGCAAAAAGATCATAGAGAGCTTGAGAAGAACTATAGAGGAGTAGTGACTGACGTTATAGCTTCTACGGGAGAGAGAGGAGCTACGTCATCTGATAAATTATTAGAACTGCTTACAGTTAAGATTAGTAAGTTTGTAGATGTGGTGCGAACAGAGCAGGCAAGTAATAAAGATAAATTACCAGGAGTAGAAAAGCTACTGAAGACTGCAGTAGCACTCAAAGGCACAACTACAGAATCAATTGATGATTTTAACGATGCTCTTGCTGGTATTAAGGTTATAGGTGAAAAAGTTGAAGCACATAAGGTATTTGCTGATAAAATAGCGAGTATTAGGGAGGGCTATACTACGCTACTTAATGCAGAGTTAGCTAGAACTACAGGACAAAAAAACATTGAAAAAGATTATGAAGAACTAACTAAAAAAATACTATTAGGTAACAGTAGAATTGAGTATTATCTTTACGGAGAGGGTTCGGCAGATATAACTGGGGTGTTTAAGTTTAATCCTACTCCTTTGAACATAATTGATTATACGAAGGTAAAATTGACTGATAATGAAAGCAAAATAATTAATGAAACTGTTGATGCTTTGCATAGGATAAAGGGTTGGGCTAATGATAAAGCTAGTACTAATATCTCTGATGAACGAGCACGCCATAATAATCCAGCATTAAATTTCTTGGGTAGTAATATGTCAGAAAATGTGGCTGTGGCGTTACGTACTGCCGTGGATAGTTACATATCTAATAATTATACGGAACTGACTACTGCCCCAGAAGATAATAATGAATTATTTACTATGGCTGGTGCTCAGTCAATGTCACATATGTCATCAAAAGTAATTGATCTATTTGCTAAGGGTGGTAAACAAGCTTCTATAGTAGCTCATGATATTGGAAAAGAGGTTATGCAGTTGCTGGGTATCACGGCACAAAAAAATAGTTCGACAATACAGGAAAATGCGTTGAGTACCTCATTCGGGTTACTGGGAGTAGCCTTGATGTCAGAGTTAGGTTACATAAAGAGCTTGAAAACGGAAAAAGGTGCTACAGGTATATATAGGATAGCCCCTGATGGGCTAGAGGTCGGCAAGTTTAATACGGTTAAAAATGGAGTATTTATTAGAGATGATTTTGGTTTAGCTGAGTTAGGTGCTATTAGAGAAAATATTAAAACTATGAGTGCTTTAAGTCCAGAAGGTGAAAGTAATGCAATGCCATCTTTTGAACCTATTGAAGACAAGAGGATAAAGATACGCAGAGAAGACTTTATGGATGTGCCAGAGAGTCACCAAAAAGCTGTGAAGAAGTTAAATAATGTAGGATTTAATTTACATCAAGGCGGTATGGAAATGCTGGCTAGGGTTTATGGAGATAATTGGTATGAGAATAAGGCACTACAAAGTATAGTAGGAATGCCTGAAAAAGAAGATGCGGATGCAGACATATTCAAAAGTGCCACTAGAAGAGCGTCAGACGCTGGTAAAGAGCGTCAAGTACTGGATACGTTAAATGGTCTTAAGTTGCTACAAGAAGCTGCTACAGAGGCTAAGAAGCCGTTCTACTACGAGTGGTTTATTGGTAGGAATTTGCGACTCCATATTAAGAATACTATTGGTAATATGCAAGCTGATAGTAAGTTGGTTAGGTGGTTAGTACAGCCAGCAGATGGTTCTTGGAGTACTACAGTATCTAAGGTAGATGTAGATGGGTTTGAAGGCAAGGGTGGAAATAAAGCAATTGAGAATATGCTATTTGGTATAGTGCAAGCTTTGGATGGGATTAGCGAAATACCGAGTACTGAAAAAGATAAATATGAAGTAGTTATTGCAAAAGCTAAGGAATTGTTGCAGATACCAGTAGATGAACTAATTGTGATGGTTCAAGAGAGTAAGAAGCTTAAACATCCGGGACATGCTGCAGTAGCACTACATCAGATAAAGGCTTACCAAGAGGCTGTGGATACGTTTGAGGCATCAATTCCTAGAGAAGTTGATGGTAAAACTAATGGGTTTGCCCACAAGATATTGCAGTTCCCTATAATAAAGCTAGAAGAATTATTAGGGTTTCTACGAGCAGTAGGGATTATTACAAGTGAAGAAGAACTGAATGGTGTTCCTGTTGATAGTATTACTGACGTAATTTCTGAAAATAAGTACGGAGACGTTTACCAAAAATTAGGGTTTAATTTTTATAACAAGTATGTAGCTACTTTAAAAAGTATAGACATGACACCCAAGGATATTAAAAATTTGGTTGGAGGAGCATTTGATTTTAGTGACCCATTAGCTTTAGAAACAAGTGTAAAAGGTGCATTGCGTCAGTTGCCAAAAGAGGCGGCTACTGAAGTTAACTATTCATCCAATATAGGAACAGCGGCATCGAAAAGAGGTTCGCAGTTTGCTGATATGCTAATGGATAAGATAGCAAGTGCTAATGACGATGAACTATCGGATACGATGACCTCAATAATAAGATTAGCTGCAAAGTTAGTTCTAAAAGGTATGGGAAGTACAGAATTGGCTACTAAAACTACAGCAACCCAAATAGGTAACATTCTTAATGAATTAGCTATCTCTATAAATAATGATAAATTAGTTTTAGTCCGTACCAGAAGTAACATAAGAAAGAACTTGAATGTGGCAGAAGCGAATGCTGATGTATATAAAGTTATTAAATACGTAGGTGATCAGCTAGTTGGAGATGCTTTGTTTAGTGCGTTAAATTCACAGTTTGGGGAATGGGAAGCTTTTAATAGTGCTATTAACTATGGGATGAACTGGGTATTTCATGTGTTTGTGGATGCGTATGATACAAGAGCTAAAGCATTAGGTAATAACATAACTAAGGAACAGCACTACAAAATAATGGAAGATTTATCATTTCTGATACCTGCAGTAGCTACTGTTGATACGGATAATGAGTTTAATAGAGTAAGTTTACTGAAGTTAGGTATTGCACCTGAAAATACTGAAGATAAAAATGCTGTTAAACTGAAAAGAATTAAGAATACCGGGAATGATTATTTAAATTTTTTACGGGAAGATATACTTGTAGGTAAATGGAAAGAGCCTGCAGCATCTACGCTACCCATACTTACACATGGACTGGATGCGTCAAATATGGTACATGCTGTGAATAATGTTGACGAAGTAATAGTCCCTATACATGATGCTAAAGTATCTGGAGTTACTGATGATACTTCTAGTGCTGCTTTGAATAAGGCATTCTTTACAGATAATATGAAATACTCAATGGGTACTGAAGCCATAAATGTGATATTAAATACATATAAATATGTTACAACTGAGCTTGATGCAGTAACTAGGGAAAGATTAATAAACAAAGATTTAAAAACACCGCTTGCTACTGCGAGTGTATATATTGGAGAACATATTAATGGTCTTGGTAATTACTTGAGTAAAATAACAGATAATAGAGCTATCATTGCAGGAATGGATTTAAAAGTAGGCCAGTTTGTTGATAACTATGGTACAATGTACGAATATAAAGGAAGCAGTGCAGTGGAAGCTTATACTCAGGCTCAGTCCGATGCTATAAAAGCAGCAAGGGCAATACTTGGAGATAGTGATAAGTTGAGTGATGAGGAAATATTAGAGATGCTAAATAGTATAGTAGAGTGTAAATAATGAATTGTAACGTTAATGGTGGTGACTATACCGAAAAAATTAAAGCAAAATTAGGCTTAAGTGATGCACAAATTCAAAAGCTGAAAGCAATTGCTGATAAATTAGGTGCTATTGTAAAAGCAACTAAAAGTGAGATTGTTAGTGGTAAAGTAGTTAGTACCAGTAGTACTTCTGAGAGCGTGCAATCACCTACTGCAGTTGCAGAAGTAGTGGTTGGTTCAGGTAAGCCAAAGAAACACCCTTATGTCGCAATGATGTTAGATGCTATTAATAAACAACATAGCATTACAATAAAAAAAGATATTGCAATGGCTGTTAAAATATTACAGAGTAAAGGTCATTCTGAGGTTGGTAGGGCTAATAAAAATGAAATAACGTTGCCTGATTTTGAAGGGGTTATAGCCAATGAGGGGGCAATTCGTGCTGTTAGTAAAGTTACAGGTCAGACCAAAGAAGAAGTAGTGGCTTTGGCGAATGAGTATGCGGCTGATATGTTTATGGAACGAGCTAAACTGCATGAAAGTATTCACGTAGCTAGTGTGGGTTATATGGAGAAAAATCCAAATAGTCTGTACACTAAAAGAGTAGAAACTATTTATAGACGTGTGCTAGAGATTACGGCTAAGGACTCAAATCATCCACTTAATTTTATTCAGAATAAGTATTGGGCTACGAATGTAAAAGAGTTTTTGGCTGTATCATTGTCACATTCAGAAATGATTAAAGAACTAAATAAGATTACTATTGGTAATACGTCCATTTTCCATGTGCTAATTGACACAGTAAGAAAGATGTTAAAGATACCTAATAATAGTGCTACTGGAGTATTGATGGATAGTTTTTTACATATGAATGATAATAATGTTGGTGGTAGTGAAAAACCAGCAGCTGCTATAGCGCCCACTACTCCAGTAGATGCTGTAGAAGGTTCATATGTCATACCGGGTGTAGGTACAACTAATGCAGGGCAGACAAAAGCAGTAAATGAGATTGCTAATTGGTTGAAAGAAAGAACACAAAAAAATGTGGGAAGTTATTTGCTTACTGGTAGTGGTGGTACAGGAAAAACTGCGGTAGTAAATGTAGTGTTGTCTAAGATGGGAATATCTCCGAAGGACGTGGTTTTTGTAGCACCTACTAATAGAGCTAAGACTGTACTAAATCAAGCTAATAGTAAAACTGCATATAACAATTCTGAGTATGCTACAGTTGCGCAATTGCAGGGGCTGTTGCCAGATGTAATGACCGGAAAGTTTAATATTAGTGTAGGAAAAGAAGACTTACGAGACATGTACGGCAATAAACTATTAGTAATTGATGAAAGTTCTATGATTGGTACTGAGGCTTACAGTGCAATTATTGATCTTTATGGTGCTGAAAATATATTGTTTATGGGGGATATTAAACAACTACCGCCTATTGAAAAAATTCGTAGGTTTATTGCAAATTTGTCGAAGGGTGGTTATATTGATGCCTTTGAGTCTCCTGTATTTACATATCATAAAGAAGAAGGCAAGAATGTTAGTACGCTAACCCAAATTCAACGTCAATCAAGTGATAATCCTATTAACAATATAACGTCATTTATTGGTGACTTAGTTTTAGAAGTTATTGGCATGAGAGAAAATGATAAGTACGTTAGCGGGGGGAGTATTGGTACATGGATTCGTAAAGTTAAAGATGGTTTAGCGGATATTAGTAAAGAAAATAAAGATAGTAGACTCTCTTTTGTTAAAACTAAAGCAGAAGCAATAAAGCCATTGATTGAGGCGTTTAAAGAAGATAAATTTAATACTGCATATATTCATTTTAATAATGCTGTACACGATAATACAATTGGTCCGAGTAATATTATTAGAAATAGCTTGTTCGGAGAAAAGGCAGCTAAAGATGAAAGGAACTATATTGAAGGGGATTTAATTGTATTTAAGAATGCAACAATATTGTATAAAAAAGATAACATAGATACTGCCGTATCAGTTAGTCACTCGGCATTAGGGACTGAGGTTAATATAACAGCAGCAAATGTAATAGATGTAGATGATAAAACTGCTGTTGACGTTACTGCAAATAGTCGTGGTATTATTAGGAAAATTATGCCTATTGAAGAGTATATAGAGACTAAAGGGCTTAATGCAAAAGATTTTGGTGTGTATGGTACAGAGCAAACGCCTAATGGAAAGGCAACTACTTTGGTGATGGATGAGAGCGCTGTACCGGAAAATAAAAAGAAGTTCTTAGGTGCGTTGAGAAAGTCATTGGCTGTAATGGTAGTTGAGATTGATGATGGGTTTAAGGAAGGTCAAGGTAACAGAGAAGTAATTATGGTAACTTCTCGAACACTGCCTAGAGGAGAAGTTATTGATTATGGTAAAAGGGTAGATAATGCCTATGTACATAAGAATAGCCACTACGCAGGAACTTCGTTAGCATCTATAAGAAGAGAGCATATTGAAAACAGTAACTATGAGGCTTTTCAGCGCAGGAAACAGGTAACAGAAGCCTATAAGAGTACAGCGTTTATTACTGATATTAAGCACGGTTACGTTGTTAATTCGCACCAAGTACAAGGAAGCTCATATGGTACTACGGTAGTTGATGTGAATAATATCATTGCTTCAGCAAAGTTTGGTCATTTTGAAACGATGTTAAAGGCTTTGTATGTAGCTGTATCCAGACCAAAAAGTAATCTGATACTGATTACAGATAGCGCTGTAACTAGTAGCAATTATGCAGATGAAAAAATTGCAATGGATGAAACTAGAAACACTATTGAAGAAAGTACTGTTGATGATGAAGAATTAGGTATACCAAATAAAGGCCCTAGCCAAGAGGGTTTAGATGGTTATTATTCACTTGTGGAAAGAAATCCAGATGTGTATAATCAAATTATAAATGATAATAATTGTTAAGGTGAATAATGAGCTGTACAGTTGATGTAAATGAATTAAAAAATATTGCTGAGGAAGGCGGAGTTAGTTTTGAGGAACTCAAAAAAGTAAAGGATTTTCATGATTCTTTAAGCCCTTATATGAAAGAGGAATTAGATATTACTCAAGGTAGAGTATCGGCTAAATGGGCTAATAGAGTTCCATTGAAGATTAATGATGAAATAGTTAAGTTAGTTAATGTTTCGGATGATAAGGTTTGGTATGTCGATAGCCAAAGTAAAGTACGTGAGGCTGATATTGATGATGTACGAACTGCAGATGGGAGCTATGCAGGGCAGTTTGTTAAGGTACTGAAAGAAGCAGCAGATTTCTATATTGATGCTAAAACTGGGTTTGAGACTAGGGGTAAGGACTTACTGAATGACCCAGATAAGTTTAAAGAATTAGCTGTAGAAATTGATGAAGCAGATAGTAGAGATATTAGTCCAGAGCATAGAGCTAGACTAATGAATGTTGTCCATACTTTAACAGATGTATTTAAAGGTGCATTGCCGACTATTAGTGTACATATCAATAAAGCATATGATAAGACTGGTGGAGTAATTGAGATTAGTCCAGAAAGTAATACTGCTGATTTGTATGTAGGTATAGGGCCTAACAGCGGTAATAAGTCTGCACTAGAGACGTATGCTCACGAATTAACGCATGGTGCGATAGACTTTATACTGAGTGCAAAAGATCATGCGATAACAACGCTCGTACATAGAATGACGAGGGTGTTGGAAGAGTTCGTTAGTACTACGTCTGCTGCTGACTTAGCTAAATTTATGCCTGATCAGAGCACTGCAGTACATGACGCAGAGCAATTACTGAAGTACATAACAGAACATGGGCTAAAAGAATTTATTCCACACGCACTGACTAATGAGTATGTGGTTGCTAGATTAGCTGAGATGTCCACTCCTAGGATTAAAGAAAATCCGAATAGTAAGGGGTATGCTTATCAAATTATTATGTTCATTCGTAAAGCATTTGGTATGATTATTGGTAGACTGCAAAGAGAGCCTGCAGGTAATGACCTAGTTAAAATGGGGTGGTTAATTGGGAGGCTGATTGCTGCAAATAACCGTCAGATGTACTTTAAGGAAAAAGGATTACTTGGAAGAGTAGATAGATATATAGATAGTGTTGATGCTAAGATTGGTGAGTTAGTTGAGAAGGGTAAAGAAAAAGTACTTGGTAATGGGTTTATAGTACCTAACCAGAGTGATAGTACACTAGTAAAGCTTGGTAAATTAGGTAAGGTGGTAGCAGGTTCATTCTTTGATGATAGGTTGAAGATACAAGCAGAATTGCAAGCTACTGCATTGGGACAAAGCCCAGAAGGGATACTACAGACATTGATTAGAAATTCTACTGCTCCTGATAAGTTTTTGAAGGATGTGGAAAGTAGTATATTGCAAGTTACTAATATTGATAGAAATAAGGCAGTAGCAAAAAATGAAGTTGTCAGCACGGTTATGGAAGCATTTGGTAGGAAGTTAACACGTAAGGACTTGGCTGGTTTAGATAAGATACTGAGAGCGGACTTGATTGTTTTGGAAGACTTGGAAACATTCATTGACCCGAATACTGGAGAATCTACTATACATAATGAAATAAATGCTATAGAAGCAGGTTTAGAGAGTGCGTTTGGGTTGGAAATAAAGAATTACTATAAGGGACAATCATTAGCATTGGCTAGGTATTTACTTACTAATAATGGTGGTATAGCGCTGTTAAAAAATGCAAGAAATATTGCTATGAGGGTTAATGATGTCACTAAAGTTACTGTAGAGGACGAGAATGTTACCAGTACTATTGATAGATTAGTTAGTTTGTATGCTTTGCAGCAGACTGATGCGTATTCAAAAGAAGCTATGTATAGTTTGTTTAGTAATGATAAAGAAGGTGTTGATGCTTTCAAAGTACAGATGCTTGCTATGAAAGAAGAATCGAAGGAATTGTTTAGCACTGTAGGTGAGCAGTATTTTGAAGTAAAAGGATACCACAAGGATTTATATCCTAATAATATGGATATTAAAATTGGTGCTTTGAAAGATGAAGCAGAGTATAAGAAAATAGGGTATAAGTTGATTAGTGAATCCAATAATCATAGTTTACATAAAAGAAGTGAGCGGATGGGTTTGTATATAAATACTATGCCAACTAATCCTAGTTATCAGAAAACTGGTGTACGAATTACAGATAAGAAGCACAGAGGATTTACGATTACTGACTCGTATAATGTTGAAGTGGATAGTGATTATATCGAGAAGACTGTAGCGTATGAAGCAGCTAAAAGGGATATAGCTAGGTTACATACTAGGATGGTTACGGTTCTTGAAAAGCAAAAGAAAGGTGATTTCACGTTAGATAAGGAGGATGAAAATATTCATCCGATGATGGACACTAATGGAGAAATAACTAATTTTACTTATGAGATGAAGTGGCAGGATAAGTTAGATTTGCTGGGGTTGGATAGTCATCCAGTAGAGTCATTAGCGCATACAGTTGCATCAATTTACGATAGGGTAGCGACAGTAAAACATAACATTAAAGTAATGGATAAGGTGTTAACAGATGCCAAGAGCCAGAATATCAATACGAATACAGAACGAAATTTAGGAGCTAATTTAAAGGAATATATTTTTATTAGTCCTACTTCCGAAGATGCTAGTGCTAAAGAGTACTGGGCATTACTGCCTAGAGAATTGCGTAGTCATATTAATAAGCAGAATAGAAATACTCCATTTAGACCACGTAAAGTTAGGCATGGTGCAGAGCCAGCTCCAATAGGATTCTATATACGAAGAGATGCACTGCATTCTGTATTAGGTTATAGAGCGTTGTCCGTAGCTAAGAGTAATGCAATGAAAAATACAGCACCGGAAGTAAAACATGCACTTGCAGTAGCAGGAGCAATATGGACTGCAGTAGTACAATTAGCTAAAAGAAACATCGTAATAAAGATACCTACTGTGTTTGTTAATAATGTGCTAAGCAATACTATACTGTTGTCAGTAATGGGTAATAGTCCTTTATCAGTGATGAAGTATCAACTGGATGGTGTAAAAGAACTGCATTTGTACTTAGAGACTGCTAGAAAGATAGTTAGATTAGAAACTAAGCGCAGAGCTGGAGTGATTACAGCACTGGAAGTTAAGCAGTTAGCTCTGTTCAAATCTAAACTAGAGCAGTCTAGTATTAAAGAAATGATTGACGCAGGTTTCTATACTAACATTGTTGAGGAGATTGATACTACAAATCACGGTACGGGTAATATAGTTGAAGATTACTTAGATAGTAAGTTAAAGAAGTTACCTTTTATAGTACAGAATGGGTTAAGTTTTGTTATGTTTGACAGAAAGTCAACATATTTTAAGGCGATGTCACAAGCTACGCAGTACTCAGACTTTGTTGGTAGATACACACTGTACAAGATTAATAGAAAGAAAGGATTGTCACATGAGAGTGCTATTGAAAGATCAAGAGATGCTTTTGTAAACTATGGCATACCTAATAGTAAGAAACTGGATTGGTTTGAAAGAATGGGAGCTGTACTATTTACAAAATACTTTGTTAATATTCAGAGATTTGTCACAGCATCATTTAAAGAATCTCCATTACGAGTTATTGGAGGTTTACTAGCTTTGAATTTTCTTTGGGCGGATGCTCCTAATCCGTGGGAGTCAACGCTATTGACAGATGGTCCTTTGGACAGACTAGGCAATCCGTTTGATATACTTGGCACTGCAAGTACTCCCGGATTGGTTAGCGTATATGATAGTATGTCACATTATTAAAAGACTCCTTTTAGGGAGGTTTTAATTTTATTGGTAAAGGTTGGTGGACTGAAAATGAAATACAGGCTGATTAGGGCGCTACTGATAGTGGCAACAACTAATCCTCCAAAGGAGCCTGAAAATAAAATACCTAATGCTGCTAGTAGTATTAGGTCTAATATCCCATCCTCCCATCTACTTCTTTCAAATTTCCACTTAATAATTAATAAGTTAAAGGCTGTTGCCACTCCCACTAATAAAAGTTCCATATATTGTCCTCGACAGGTAGAGTAATTCGCTACATAATGATTTCGTAAGTCTTGATTAGGGTCTTTTGATCTATAATTCTTGATTAGTTTACTATTTTGTTATTTATCAAGAATAATGTCAATACTATTATGCCTTGCACTTAAAATAGTTTGCTTTATAGATCTCTTCTAAAGGCTGGTCTTTAAATTTTTCCCATTTACCGGTAGCTGGGTTAATAGCTCCGGTACGAGAAGAAATCTCTTTGTGTACTTCGAGTAATACTTTTTCAGGGTCATACCCAAGTTTGAAAAGAGTACCAATAGCTACAACTAAAATATCTGCAAGATCATCCACAGGATTGGTCTCGTTAATTAGTGAAGTAACGTATTCGTTATACTCGCCTGTCATTACATGATATTCGGTTACTGGATCAAATGTTAGCAAATTGCGAGATTTGTTCCAGTCTATGATATTTTGAATTGCATTCATTTGTAGCCCCTAGATAGTTCACTTAAAACAGATAATGTACGAAGATTCTCTTCACGAACAATTGTATTAAGAGGGTTAAGTAAGATAGAATTAATTGCGAATTGAATTTTTACACTATTAGCTGCTCTAAGAGAATTATATTCTGAAATTTGTTCTTCGGTCATGTAGTCTATTACAGATGGTTGAGCTGGAGGTTTTGGTAATTGTGAAATAAAATCATCAATGAGCTGTTTGTGCATTTTGTAATTCCTTTAGATTAGTAAAACGGGTTTGTGTTTCCTCTGGAGTAAACCAGTAATCCTTGCCTTCAATTACACTGGCAATTTCTTCGTCGGTAAGAAAACCGCTATATACAGTATACATCATGTTTTCAAGCATTTTTTCAATGAAGGCTTGTTGTTGTTTGATTTCATTTCCTTTACCATTTACCTTGGCGGAGTAATAATGAACCATAAAACTGGTGAATGGCGCTATTTCAATAGTGTTACAGCCAGTAGTAATGATAGTTCCTGCAGAAGCAACTTCACCAGAAAGAATGCCGTGGATGTGAGCTTTTGAGTTTTTCATAGCATATAAAAGGCTGGTTGCCGAATCTAATGAGCCACCCGGAGTAGTAATCCAGAATTTAAATTTGTCATCGGCAGTAGCTGTTGCAAGACGATAGCGAATTTCATTATAGGTAAAAATTTCTTGGATTTCATCCGTAAAAAATACATTGTAGTATTCGCCATCAAATACTATAGGGACTGATAAATCCCATACGGTTTCTGGTTTAGCATCAGGTAGAAGAATTGGTAAGTTCATCAAATAGTTCTCCTTGAATTGGTTGTTCTGTTGGTACAGGTGCAGATAAAACTTCCACCATTGAAGTAGCAGTTAAACCGATAGTCTTCCAAACCAGAATTGTGTCTTCAACTAAAGCGTCAGAATTAGCTAATGATGCAAGTTCTCTGTTGATTATAGATACTGATTCCGTAATTAAAGGTGATGCTGCTGTACCAAGTACCTGATGGCGATGTTGTTGCCATACGCCGGTTAGGTGTTGTGATAGTACTGCTTGTGATAGAAATGGGTGAAGGTTATTCTGAGGCATGGGTTGTTCCTACTAGTTTAAAGTTATTCAAATTATTATCCTTCACAAGCACTGCAACTACGAGAGTTGATTACTTTTACATTGTGGGCTTGAGCTGCGCTCATAGGGATTTGGTAATACCAACCCTTAATGCCCATTTTCCAAGAATAGTAAAATAAGTAGTTTATTTGTGCCGCAGAAGTCGATGGATGAAATAATAGGTTAAGAGATTGGCCTTGGTCGATATAAGGTTGACGAGCAGCAGCTTGGTCAATTATCGCCATTTGGTCAATTTCTGCCATAGTTAAAAATACTTGTCGTACGTTCTCTGGGATAAAATCAAATTCAGGGGTGGTTGGTAAACTACCACTGTTAGCTTTGATAGCATCCCAGATTTCGTCAGTGTCTTTATTAATAGAACTGAGCCATTCCTTGAGGTAAGGGTTGCGTACAACTAACGTGTCTTTTGACAGGTCGGATATATAGCAATTGGCCATTTCTGGTTGAATACCTTCGGATACATTACCTAAGATAAAACTACTGGACTTGGTTGGTGCGATAGCCATAGTAGTGGTATTGCGCATACCATAACCTTTTAGTACTTCTGGTTCACCAAAAGTGTTTGCCATCCAACGAGATGCTGCATAAGTTTCTTGCCGTAGGTATTTAAAAATTTCTACATTTAGTTTTGCTGCTTCACGAGATGCAAAAGGCAACATCTTAGATTGTAGTAAATGATGCCATCCAAGTACTCCAAGACCTAATGCGCGATGTCGCACGAGGAATCGTTCAATACGATCAAGAAAATGGTACTTCTGCTTGAGTCTAAGTTTGCGGAGTTTATTGATAGATTCTTCAACGACGGTATCTAGGAATAGGGTTAGTAAGAATACCGCGTCTGTGTCTTTCCAGTTGTCATAGTTAACTAAGTTCATGCTGGAAAGAACGCATACGTATGATTCATCTTCAGTTGATGGGAGCATGATTTCATTACAGTTACCAGTCAGTACTCCGTTAAACATAAGTTTATTATATTTAGGTTCAGTACCACAATAAGTAGGAATTACTTCATCATTATCAACAATACTTAATACTTTAATGAATTGCCTTGCTTCTCGTTGATATGCTCTTTTAGTAGGAATTATTCGCGAAGCACAATAGCCTAGGTCTAGTAGTTTATGGAGTTCGGAACCCGCAATTAGTAGCTTATAGGCAGGTTTAGTCCAATACTCTTTTAGTTGCTCAGAACCATCATTAGCGGGCAGCTTGCTGTAGCCAGCATCTTTAATTTTAGAAATGGCGCTGTGAATACCAAGCTCTTGTAAAAGTAATAGTACATGTTGAATAAACTCAAGTTCGATACTCGCCACTTGAATACTTTCAGTACCATCATTATTAGTTAGTGTTCCATCTGCATCAAAATATCCGGCAAGCCATAAAAGTCGAGATTCGACCGAGTATTCAGAAGAAGGTACAAAAAACTTATCTTTAAGTACATTTGCTTTGTACTGTAGATTTAAAATTCTTCCGTCTTTGGTATAAGAAGATGAATAATATTCAGTAAACCTTGGAAGTAAAGTTTGCTTTTCATCATGTAAAGATATTCGTGGTTTATTAGATTCTTTGTAAACAGTACCATCACCAGAATGAAAACCATTAACGTAGGCTAGATCTAAAATTTTTGATCCATGGGTTACAGGCTCAAGATCAAATTTAATTAGTTTGTCTCCGATAGTTAATTCATTAGTTCGTTTCTCAACTACTTTTGAATAGCCATCCATAACATACCATTTATGGTAAGGGGTAGCTTTAATTTTAGTTAAGTTACTGAGAGTAACTTCTAAAACCTTTTGCCCTTCGCTGGTTTGAAAAATAGGAGTAGGTGACCAATCAGTACCGTTCCAGCAATCTACTGTAGTGCCCACTAAAGCATGAATGGGTTTATATCCTTCACTAGTAAGGATTTGCGTCTCCCCTGATACACATAAGTTGGAGGACTTAATTTTGTAGCCTTGGTCTTTGTACCATTGAGGTAAAGCGTTGTTAGCATTATCTACGAATAGGGCGTAAGGGTAGCCTTTGTCGTCACGACCTTTGTGAAATTTGGCTAATAGGGAAGCTTTAGCATCATCTTCAATAGCCTCATACAGAAATTTATCAGTAAAGGTCATGCCTGTATTGATATTCTGAATGTCAGAGCCGTCTGAGCCGATTTGAATGAACTCCTCTGCATCAGGGTGTTCGATAGGTAGATAAGCTGCCAAATAGCCTCTGCGTGAGCCTTGACGAGTTACCTGCATCATGGTGTTAAATACTCGTGCAAAATGAGCTGGTCCATCTGCTGTGCCATTATCGGTGATAGGAGTACCACGAGGTCGAATATCACCAAGGTAAGCTGAAGTACCGCCTCCAAGCTTAGTCAGCATACCTACCTCTGATGCTGCATATAAGATAGCATCCATAGAGTCTTCTACATGAGAATTATAGCAACTAACAGGTAGTCCTCGGTCATTGCCGTAAGCAACCCATACGGGGGTTGATAGGGAGTAATTGCCTTGGGCTAGATGCGAAAAAAAGTTATTAGAATATTTGGTAGCTAAATCAGTATCTAGTCCCATAGATGTTAAATTATGAAAAAAGGAATTAGATACTTCTAAGCAACGTTCTTCAACAGATTGGCCAGTTAAATAGCCTTTAGACATGAATTTGCGGGTATCATCCGTTACCCAATTAAAATTATTCATAGACCGAGTGTCTCCATAGTAAATTCGTTTGGTGAGAAGATGGAAGCTGAGGAGTAAGCTCGTGAACCTTTATTGTAGCTGTAACCCTTTTTAGCAAAGAAATCTAAGTTTGTTAAAAGGGTAGTTCTACCATCAAACCAATCAAAATATACAGGTACTAAAGTTGGATAGATTTCGATACCGAGAGTTGCTAGAGAGTCGCGCATACGAGTACGTACGAAATCCTTTACTTGAATTCGAGTAAGAAAAGGAAGATCTTTGTTATCGAATATCCAGTCAACTAATTCAAGTTCAGTTTGAATAGCCGCTTGTGCTCTTGATACAATTTCAGATTTGAGTGCTGGAGTCCATAAATCAGGATTCTCTTCAATAATCTTTTCGGCAATCCAGATACCAGCTAAGTGATGGCATGTTTCATCAAGATTAGTTGCTGATACACCGTTGGTGGATGCCGGGAATAGGCTTTCAAATTTATTGAAAGAGGCAATTATTAAGAATTGACTAAATAGTGAGACATTTTCAATAAATGTGCTGAATAAGATAGTCTTGAGCAAGAAGTCTGATTTTGAATCTGAAGGTACTGCAACTGCCAATTTGAGAGATTTTGATCTTTCTTGTAAGACAGGATACTTGTTTAGTTCATTAAACAGATCGTTTTTACCAACTAATTCCAGAACAAAGCGGTAAGTGTCAAAATGACGAGCTTCGGACTCGTCAAAGGTTGAACCCAGCATTGAAAATTCGTGTTTAGGGAAAGTTTGGTCAATAGTACCCCAGAATTTCTTGACGGTTACTTCAATCTGAGCAATAGCTAATGCACAACGGGTATACACGTCTTTGTAGTGCTGAGGTACTAATGGGTTATTGAAGTCTGTGATGTCGGTATCCCATGTGTAATGGGTATGTACCCAAAAGGAATCACGGATAGCTTTTACAAAGTCTAATACTTCTGGATATTCATAAGGCAGAATTGCGTCTCTTTTGCGGAAAATATCCGGTCTATGGGAGCTTCGGTATTGGATATATTCACGAGCAGTATCGTAGTAACCAAATCGCATTAGGTTGTTTTCTACAAGCTTATGTATTTGAGCTACGGTTACTGGGTTGCTAGGAAGGTCATTAGCTACGGAATCGGTTAGAGCAGTAATCATCGTTGGTGACATAAGCTCTTTGGTGCGATCACTGGCTAGGCTGATGGCTCGTGATATTTTGGCAGGTTCCCAATCTTGGAACTCTCCATTCTTTTTTTGTACTTTGGTCTTAATCAATTTTTAATTCCTTTAAAATTATCTCACAACGAGGATTAATTTTATCTTGTCCTGCTACACGATAACAGCTACCCACATGAAACTTAACATTGTCATTAGTTATGATGTTGAATTCTTGTAAAGCATCAAGAGTAAATTTCTCAATCATGCTGCACACATTAGATGTGTCACAGTTAGGATTTTTATAAAATAAAGATAAATCAACAGTAAACATATTACCTATAGAGGAGAGGTTAGCTACCTGCTCTGCTATTAGCTGATGGAAATGTTGCTTAGCTTTATTTTGTTCATAAAAATGTGCATTTCTATACCAATTCATGGATAAGAGAATGGTCTTATTTCCTTTATCCCAATAAATTGGTAGGATTAACATTATTGATTAACTGCTAATTTGAAAGATTCAAATGCTGAGAATTTGACTTTGTATTTACCGTTTTGGAGTTGGGATTTTTCAAACTTGCCAAAATCGGGAATTGCGATAGTGTTGCCTACTAGAATTTCTTCTTTGAGTACATCGAAGAAGCTATCAAGCAATACAGTGCCTGCAATTTTGGTATCAACGATACCTTTTGCAACGAGTTTGCGGGCGAGTTCTTCACGATTAATTCTTAAATTTTTGTTTTCCATGTAAATCTCCTTGTACTAAATAATTAAAATAAAAAAGCTTATACTAGTGCTGTACAAACCAAACTCCATTAACATCTGCGTTGCCTTTTACTTGGCAGTATGTGCAAGATTCTCCGCATATGATGTCTGTATTTTTTTGGTGTGGGCAAATATAAGCGTTTGGGGGTGCTTTGTCAAGAGGACCGTAGTTCAATCCTTTAAAGTGAAATGAGTCGATAACAATAACGTTAGGTTCATTTTCAAATAAAGAAAAATCAAAATCTTTTTTTCGTTTTGTGTAGCAATAAAAAATTATGTCAGGGAAATGTTTGGCTATTCGATGCCAATTATTTAGGTATTGCTGAGAATAAAATTCTGAACTTGCGTGAATACGGAAGTACTTGAAAGGTTTTTTGATTGAAGAAAGTTCTGCTTTTACGCGTGATACAAAATCTAATTGAAGAGAAGCTTCATATCGTTTTTGCCTTGCTTTAGCTACAATAGGCCATCGTTTCTCTTCTCGTGCGGCATAGCATCCGGGACAGACTCTTCCGCATTGTACAATAGAAGTAGTCATGTTGAACATATACATATTAGGGAGTTTTGTATTTCCTTTTTGGATTAGCTCAAGTTTCATTATTATTTTTCGTCATAAAGTAAATCCTTATATTTTGTTATTCGTTTATTAAATCTTCTTCTGAACGTATATATTCGAATGTAGGAAACCTAGGTAAGTCTTTTTTGCCATAAGGCATTGATTTATATGATATGGTTTTATTCACTATTTCTATTGAGTTATTCCAATAATATTCACGTTCAATATGTGTCATTTTACCGGATCCGACTGTAATAATTTGGCCGGTTTTGGTGTCTTTACAGATTAGTGACCCAATCATACCTTTAGGTACTAGATTACTTTTATGGGTTGATCGTTCAGTTTGCCCGAGTTCGTTAGTTGTTGCTTCATTTTGATTAGAATTAGCTTCAACTAAACTAACTACAATAGCATCTTCTTGAATAAATCGTTTTAGGCGTAGAAAAGTATTTTCTTTAATAGTTGATCTACCGCTTTTATATAACCCTTTAGGGTTGCGCAATATAATACCTTCATAACCTTCTGCTAAACATTCATTCTCATAGTTTAATAAGTCTTGTAAATTAGTAACTAGTTTATAAGGAACTACGTTTAACTTTATGCAATCATTTGATATAGAATTTCTAATTATTTCGTAACGATCTGCGTAATGTAAATGTTCTGTTTCAGGAACAATATAGTCAAATATATTTAATACTAAATTAGCAGCCCTAGTGTCGTTATGGGTATTTAACACAGAGGTAGTATTACGGCATAAATCTGAAGAAGTAATAGGCCCATAAGAAAATTCTCCATCAAAACCATTTAAACCAGGAAAATAAAAGGGTATTAGTTTATTACCAAAAGGTTTTAATGATCTGGCAGTAATACTAGAATTACCATATAAATGAATACCTCTAACACCATCAATTTTAGGTTGAACATAGTAACCATTGCTAAAATCAAGCTTAGATAAATCTGCATCAGTAGTTAAATTTGGTTTAGTAATCATGTCAGTTTACTGAATTAAATCCACTAGTTATATGAATAATGGCAGATATTTCGCCATGTGTTAGATTAATATTTTGTTGCCCTAGTACGGAGTTAATTACGATATCGTAGCCTTCTGCATTACGCCATTCTGTAACTTCGATAAAGTCATTTGGTTTTGCGAGATGGCAGAAATTACTTAGTGAAGATTCTATTGATTTACGGTCATATGATTGCATGTAAAAAATTCCGGGTAGTTTTGTTTAAGATAGTTAAATTGCTGTTGTGATTCATTTGTTAATATAAGATAGCTATTACATATATGATCTGGGTAATTATATATGCAGTTAACAGCATTAGCATAAGACAGATAGTGAATTTTTCTGCTAATATTTTGCGTCACTCCAAAATATACACCAGATTGTAAATCTCTTATAGCTAATAGTATAATATTTTTATGAGGGTTTAAACCATATTCCTCAGCGTAAGTGTCGATGAATACTTGCCAACTAGTAAATTGGTCTAGGTAATATTGAAGTTCTTTCATATACTTATCCTATTGAATTTATTATACTGGTTACTTCTTCTAAAGAAGCGTTGTGAGGTAGGGGATAATTATCATAGTCTGCCCAAGATGTACCAATACAGAGATCACAATTATTCTTAACTATTTGATTAGGTATAAAATCAGTAATCATAATAGGGATAATATTGTCATTTAACCATTTAACTATTATGGGGTCATTATCAATTTCAAAAAATAAAGAATCATAAATCGTAGAAGTTATTTTAATACTATCATTTAAGTTATTATCGTCAATTAATTGATGTATTTTATTTGCTGCTAATAAAGTTAAAATAGACCAGTATTGAATTGTGCTATTTGATAAAGTTCTGATATCGCGCTTAGCTGAATCAGTTACTAGTTTACAGCCTAAGCCTAAATGAATTTCGCCATTTGCAATTGCTGTAAGTAAAACGTAATCTTCTCTATAAGCAGTAATTTGTGGATACATATCGTTATGATAAGCATTAAAAATTTGCTCTGCTTGCTCAATAGGACATTTAATAGTTGCGGCAACCTTTGGCGGATAAGCACCATAAGAAATTCCAAATGTAATATTTTTAGAAATTTGCCGTAATTTTTTAATTTGTTCGTTACCAGCATCCATAGCTTTTTTTGCCGCAATTGTTAATTCTATATGAGATAACTCAGTACCAAGTATTTCTTCAAATTGCGTTTTAAAATATATAGTAGCATGAAACAAATGGCCATCTAATTCAGGATTAGACAAGAGAATAATCTTATTAGCATCATTAGATAAGTTAGCTATAACTCGATCTTCAAGGGCACTATAGTCTATACTCGCTATTAGTTTACCTGCAGGAGCTGTAAAACAAGCTTTAATAGGTTTGGCAAATATTGACTTAGTTGAAGGCATATTTAACATGTTCCTGATGTTCAGTATAAATCGTTAGTTTATACCCGGATAATTAATCCAGCTACATATTACTATGCAGAGCAGACTATATCAAAATCCAGTAATTTACTGGATTGATCTCGTTTCGATTCACTTGAATCTACGTCATAATGACTAGTCGTTGGGCGCGTCAATAATATTTTAAAAACTTTATTATAGGTACTAACTTTATTAAAGACATTATAAATATTATTGTTTAGCACAGGATTGTCCTTTGTTATAAGAATTAATGTATAACAAGTGGGAGTTTCCCTGTTTAGAGATCTTTCGACAATATATTGCTATATTGAAGCCCTAAGTTAAGGATTATTGCTTGTTGGTCTGACATTGTGTTCGTTAGAGGTCGTTAGGCTATAACCGGCAAAAAGCCTGCTGCATATTTCTATACAGATCGGACTATATCAACTCCCATTAGGAAGGGAACCATTTCCACTCACTTGAGTGTACGAGCATTTCAGCTCTAGTCTCTGCACGTTTCTTGAGGTATATCAAGACTTCGCTCAGGATTGTCTTCAACATTACTTGGTAAGAGTTTCCCTGAATTAGATTCCTTTCGACATAGAATTTCTTCTATGAAGCGCTCATCAGGTTTATTTATATTTACGACATAAGGTAAATTATATATCTCTGATTAGTTAACGATTTCGCACCGTAAATCGAATAATTGCCATATAATCGTCCATCAATTGTGTATTTGTAAAAAGCTTCAATGAAGTTATTACGTACAATAGCTGCAAACGAATGGTCAATAAATGACTGAGTAAAATTTCGAATATCATCATCTCCGGTAGTTTTATTTACTGCAGTGATTTGGTCACGATCCCAGCTTGGTAAACCTGTTTCTTTGGATGTTTTTTCAGATTTGATACCTAACCATTCAAATAGTTCTTGTTTCTGTACTGATGATGCAGGATTAAATGCGGGTATATCAATAGCGGGAGTAGCTACATTGTTATGGTATTTGCGATTGTGCAAATCAGCTTTGTGCGAAGCTAGTAATGTCATAGCTTCAATAACTAATGGATGGGAGTCTGTTAATTCTTCTGCTAAAAGTCGTTGGAGTAATGGTTTACTTGAAGCTAAACGCTTTACGAGCTTGCTTTCCCACTTAGGTATAGTAGTACCGTCAATTAATGTTTCAGGGTGGCTAATGCCTTGTGAAGAAGCGTAGAGATACATGAAGTATGAACGATGAATCAAATCTTTGGGCTTGAAAGGTTTGATAAAATGTTCGATAGGCTTTATTTTAGATGTTTGATCTTCAATATAGTTACGTATTAACTTCGCATGTTGAATAGTTTGAAATTTTGAAATAAGAGGATTATTTTGTAATTGACTATCAACAAGGGCTAATTGGGTATCAAGTACCTGCTCCAGTTCTTCAACTTTTGTTAAATCTATATGAAGCCCGTTGTTCATTATTTTGACAAAACAAGGTATTAAGTGCTTAGCTGTATTCTCATAGAAATGTCTGGTTAGGTACTTAGATTCTGCTGGTAATGCTGCTGGAAGTTGGTCATGAGGAGAATAGTGTTCATACGTTGGGTGATGAACCATTGGAATTAAATTCATTTAAGGTTTCCTTATCTAATGTGTCACATTCAGTATTCATGTAATTCCAGAGCCAATAGGTTGCACAAGCGTCAGTTGCTGCATATTTGAGAACTTTCTCGTCATACATGTGTTCGACTGAGAAATTGTCTTTAGATATGCCCCAGTCACCATACATGTAGCCTGCTAGTTCTTTAAGTCCGACTTTAGCTTTATAAGTTTCTACATGGTTTAATAAACACTTAGCTAATACGGCAGTATCTTCGTAATTTTTAGGGAATTTCCCAGTAAGATATTGGGATACTCGAAAATCGTAGGAAGCTCTATGCCATAATTGCTGCTGGTCAGTTGAATTTAAGAAATTCAGGATTACATTTTGCATAGGAACAGAATCAATAATGAATACGTAACCAACTGATTCACTAGTTGCAATACTGCAATGAGTGAGTCTAATATGCGAAGGATGGTCTAATGCCGTAGCAGTTAGTTTTGATTCAATGGCTACTCGTTCTAGTTTGGTTAGGTCTGGTGAGAGTAGTTCTTCTTTCCATGCAGCTAATTGTTCTGGAGTGTACTTGATAGCAGTTTCAAAATCGCATGCTATGGTTGGGTACATAGTGATTTGGTTAAGGAACTGCTTAGCTCTATAAGCTGTAGCAGCTACTGTATAGGATACATTGATTAGTGACATAAGAATTTAGCGTTGTTAAGTTTTTTCTTAGCACGAGATGCAGCTACATAAGCAAGGTTTAATTCACTTCTGTCATACTCTGATAAAATTACTTGATTCATGCTGTTTAATCCCGCAGTTATTGATTCAATAAGTTCATTAATATCGTCACCAATAGTGACTTCATCGAACTCAGACGTTATATTCCATATAAGTCGTTAATTTATATGCGTGAGTTAACACAGCTTACAATCTCTTGTAAGACTAGACTATATCATTACCTTATACAAGGTATTTCTTGTTTCGACTCACTTGAGTCTACTCCCATGCGGGATAGTCGTTGAACCCGTAACCTGAAGAAGGTTACTCGGCTGCTGATTGTCCATAGCTTACAGATTTTTAGGGGTCGTTACATCATTACTGTGTAATATCCTACGGTAAGATTAACTGGAGTTTCCAGCAATTAAAGAAATTTGCTAGTATAGATTACTCTATACAGGGGCTTACATTTTATATTTCCAAATAATTTATAAAATGGGTAGTTAACCCTTAACAGAGTGAGCTGTTGCTAGTACTAAACTATTACTAGTAGTTTTAGTTTCATGAGATTTGGCATAGTCATAGGCAGAGTAGATAGCTTTTGGTCCATGTTGTAATACTAACTTGATAGCTCGTTGGAGAGTAAAATCATGTTCGTGAAGTTGAAGTAAATATGGAAGTAGCTTAGCATTTTTGTTTAAAGGCAAAAGTTCTTCATAAAAATTATCAATGTCTTCTTGAACATGTTTATAAGTTGAATCTAAAATAGTTCCCTGATATTTAAATGAGGATACCATTAAGGCATGTTTAAAAATATCATCTACCCTACGCAGTAAAGTATATGGAGTATCAGATTTTTGTAGCTCAATCATTTTTGCAATTAGTGTTGAGTTAGTTCTCGATATAAAAGCTCTTGAACTGATTGATTTATCACTAATTGGTGTGCCTTCAAATTGCATACTAGGGTCTATATATTTTTGAACAAATTGCTCGATTTCTACTGCAATTAGTGAGGATACACGGAAAGATTTAGTCATGCTAAAGATAGTGGCTGAATCTTTTAGTACATCAAATGCGTTGATTGTGTGATTGAATTGATAAATATTTTGGCAATTATGAACTATCACCCCAGAAGCGCTAGTTTTTTGTGCTGTACTAGAAACTATAAAATTGTGGTTATCTTTTACGGTAATATCAAATACTTCGCAAGACTTA